AGTTGTCATTTTCTTATATCTTTTTTCTTCCTTCTTTCTCTCTTTTAACTCCGCTTCGTATTCAGAATAATCTTGATAATAGCCAGAGTTACGAGCGAAATCTTCGTCATCCTCGTACCAGCCTAATTCCCAATCAGAATCTCCACATTCTTCACAATATAAATCATCGTAATCTAATTCTTCTTCAGATGTATACCAACCACCCATGTGATTTTCATAATAATAAGGCATCCTTTTATTCCTCCTTGTATTTCTCAGCATATTTTGCTAATATTTCATATTTTTCTTTAATTTTAATTTTTTCTTTTACTTCTTCAACTTCATTCATTATTTCATCAATTTCTTCATCAGTACACCATCCCATGTTAATACCACAATCTTTAAGACAGTCTTGTATTGATAAATATTCTCTTAAATAGCTGCAATATTGTAAATATTTATTTCCAGCTGGAATATCATAATAAACTTTAGTCTCACCTGTTCTAGGATTAGTAAATGTCTTTTTAAATTTTTTTAATCTACTAGGAGTCATCTTTCTCCATTGTAGAAAAGGACATTCTTTTCCATTAATTCCATATTCTAAGCAGTCATATCCTTTAGGAATAAAGTCTTCGGGTTTGTCTATAATTGCTTTGATTGGTGGTTTATAATTCATATTATCAACTCCTAATTAATAGTTTTAGGCTTTACTGTGCCACAAGTAATTTGAACAATGGTCTCTGGTGTAAAATCGCCATATTCTAGAAAGGCATTAATATGAGAACCAGGTTGAGGTTGATCAAATAACCAATCCATCTTAAAGCATGGAATAGGTGAATTTGAGCCAACTACTTGCATATCGAATCCATATTCTTGATGTAAGTATTGGGTAAGCTCTTCTGATTCTTTTACAGGTAAATCTTGAAGACCTGCAAGATAGAACACAAGTTTCTTATCATATCTAACCCATCCCGACTTATGGAAATTACGTCGGTAGACCGACATAAGAGCTAACAATAATCTTTTCAATTGAAGAGATGCATGAGGGTCAACTGAAACAAGTTTATTATATCTTTCCATATCTAAGGTAGATAGGAATAGCTTTTGAGGAGATTCTTGCTGTTCGTCTTGAGAATTTTCTTCGAAAGGTAATGGTTTTTTATGCATATCAAATACGTCTATGAAATGAGTGGCAAAAGTTGGAGAACTAAATTGATTGTAAACTAGTTTTGCAACTTTCTGAGCTATACTAGAAGGGAAACCATAAGAAGCCTCCATTCTCTCAGAAAGAGAGTGGATAATAGATTGCGGCTTTTGACCAGCTGCTAATAAATCTAAATATAGAAAATATAAATTCTTGAATTCTTTTGGTTTTAAATCCATGAACTCTGTAGCTGAATTATTTGTTAGTTCCATTGTCTTCACCCTCCTCTTTTAAATTTTCAATATCAAATATTTCTAAAGTTTTAACTTTATCTATCACATTTTGTAGAAGTTGGTCATCTGGCTCCATATGGAATGGATCAGAACCTACTGATAAATCTTCAATATCATCAATTTCTGTCACTTTAGTCTGTTTAGTAATATCTTTTAAGGAATAACGACGTCCTAAATATTCGTATTCTCCCTCTGGATTAAGTACAGGATAGAAACATTGATCAGATGAAGGTATATATTTTATTATCTGGTCGGCTAATACTTCCCATACGAATCCCCAATTAAAAGAAGAATAATTTTTAGATAACTTTTTTGAATAATATAAGAATTCTTCTCCAGAAATTCCGCTTTCTACTAAAGTATTCTGTAAATCTTGTATTAAAATATCATATAATTCTGAACGAAGCTCTTTATAATCATTAATCATTTCATCAGATTCTGTTGATTCCAATAAAATGTATGTTAAGTGCTTGATTTGCTTCTTGGCATTGTACTCTTGATACATTTTTTTTACAATCTTATATTTTTCAGGAGATTCATTATCCTTATAAATCTCTTCATATGTAGGTAACATTGAAACAGCAGGTTTCTTTTCATCGTTTGCGTCCTTAGCAAATTTAATATCGAAATCCGTAGATTCAAATTCTCTACACAAATTATTCATTGTGCATGGAGAAGTAATTAGAGGACAGTATTTTTGATAACGTCTAACTAGCATTTTTTCTTCTTCAGACTTATTCTCTTTCTTTAGTAATTTTTTAAACTTCATTCCAAACATATCTTTAGATATTTGATTGTATGAATTTTCAAATTGTTTAAACTTTTGATTTAATTCAGAATATAGATATCTAAAGAAATATGGCTTCTTGGATACTACTAAAGCATTGGCTTTAATTTTTCTAATTCTTTCTTCAGGAGTATCGTTTTCATCAAATTTTTCAAATTTTTTCCACTCTTTAGGAAGAGATGGCTTATCGGCTCCTTTGATACGGTCTATTTCTTGGCCAACAATTTCACGAAGTAATTTAATTCTCATCATTATTTCATCGTGTTGTTCTTTTTGATCTTCTTTATTAAAAATAGCTGCCATAGAATATAGTATAGTGGCTGTGTTAGAAAAGCCGCCAACCCCTGAACCAAATCCTTTTATAACAGTGGCTGTGATATTTGGTATAGTCATTTTAGCTGGAACGGCTAAACCTTTTTCATAGGTGATAATATTGTGGTCTTTATGAGAACCTTTTATAAAGTACTCATTATCAGTTGTAAGCACAATATCACCATCATAATCCGAATCTTCGTGTCTAAAACATGATGTGTCGTAAGTATTATAAATAATACCTGACGTTATATATTGATACCAATAATTGGCTTCTTCATTATTAGTCACGACGGTCATTGGGTTATGTTCATGGACATCTATCATAGGAGACCTTGCACAGTCTACAACACAACCTTCAGGTTTTCGCTTTCTCCAGAACTCTGAATAAATTTCACCCTTCTTTAAAGCTCCTACAGGCTCTAGTCCTAAAGCTGATTGACATTGTGCAATAGGGTCGGCAATCATGAATTGATAATTACCGCTAATCCAAATTTTACCTATTTTTGCATGGTTAATTGATTCAGCTATATTTTTATAAATTTTTCTTTGGATGTATGAATCTTTTAAGAAATTAGGGTCTTTAATAAGAGCCTTCATTGCAGAGGTTTGAGCCATGCTATAAACCCCAGCATACTCTACATCTCCTGACTTCGTACCAAAAGAATATAATAAGGAATAAATTAAATCGCCACTGCAAATTTGATTTATCCATTTTACTGTTGGTGCTATTAAATTTTTAATATCTTCTTGACTTAATGTTAGTGATTGAATGTATTGGTAGTTAGATAGAACACATTCATCGTCTTCCATTTTATTATATCTAGCAACACCCCAGTGAATATTACCTTTTTCAGCATATGATAAATAATCCTGCCAGCTGCTATAATATTTGTGAGTTTTAAATTGAGATTCAGATAATAATACGTCAATATCGTCAATATTATATTCTGTACCCCATTTATCTTTAATTGTTGAAATTCCATATAGGTGTGCATATTCTTTAAAATCAAATGAAACTAAGTTTCCTTTTACAAAGCATGATCTTGCTACAAAAGAGCTTGGCACATATGATAAACTCATATCTTGAGCCCATAATTCTGCAAATTTAGGGTCAATTAGGCCCTGGCCATCAGCGCAATTAAGCTCTAAATCCATTATTCTCTTCTCAATATATGATTTACCCTCATCATCGTGACAAATAAAATCTACAGGTTGATTTTCTAAAGTTCTATAGAAATCCTTTATTACACAAACTCTAGGTGTACGTACCCATAAAATTGATGAAAAAGCAAGTGCAAAGTAAGCACTATACTTGGCAAGAACAAATTGAGATGTTTTTTCATCTAATCCGCAATTAATTGTCTTAATAATTCTAGCTTGATATTCTTCGTTGATAAAAGTTGCTGTATTTCTTCTAATTTGTCCACTTCCACTGCATAAATAAACGTAATGAATTCCATTTAAATAAAAACCCTTGGTTCGAAATTTGTTAAAATCGCTTTTCTTTTTGTCTAAAATAACATTTACGATATCTTTTACAAATAAAATGTCTGTAATGTATCTGTTTAAAATATGTGCTTCTTTATATTTTCCTTGTTTTTTGTACGCATGTTCATTAGAACGTAATTTTTGAACGTAATTAAATAACGATGTATGTTTTCTAAAATCTCCGTGTATATAACGTAATTGCTGAAAAATTATATTATCTCCAATTGAAACTATGTTCCCGTCTTTTAACCCCTGATTAATTGTATATGATTCTATTTCACAATCATTAGCTACTAAAAAAGAAGCGGGTAGTTTAAAAATACTGTATAGATTTTGTACTACTGGCATTCTTAGCCCTCCTGTTCGTTGCCATATAAGGCATTGTTGCACTAAATAACGCAATTATTATTTGTCAACCATTTTGTTGTTGTTTTATTCGCTATAATTTTCTAGTTCATCGTCTAAATAAAAAAGTCTTTTTGTATTTTTTTGGTCTAATACATCTTCTTGACGACAGTCATTCATGTCTAGAAGAGGCTCATTGAATAGATAATCTACTATCTCTTTTAATTCTTTCAAAGTGTTACAATAATAAGCACCGATATAATCTCCAACTCTTAATTTTCTTTCAGGGTCATAAACAATTGTTTGTTTGCTGGCCCAGGAATGCTCAGAACTGATTCTATATTTATTTGTTCTATCACTTCCAATAAAAATTGTTAAATCTGTTTTTGAAATCTTATCATCGTAAGAATGTACGAGCTCTTCCACACTCAACTTATTGTTAATGTTCTGCATCTCTTTTTCCCCTCCTTTTTTAACACCCTCAACACACTTGAGTGGGCGCTTTTTATCTTACATCTTCATTATACGCTTTTTATTTTCCCAAGTCAACAGTTTTTGTAAACTTTTTCATTTTTCTCTTTACGCGCGCGCATATAATGTGTGAGGCAAGAGGAAAAGGAGAAGAAAAGGACCGTTTTCTTTCTTATACTTCTTTCTTTTAGAAAAAGAAACAAAATAGGTGTTCTGCGAAGCTACTATATATACGAGAGTAATAGAGGTGAAGGAGGAAGAGAGTAGGTTATGTTTGTTGCTTACTCTACAACTGCGTAAGCAGGGGGAGAGAAGCCAAAGACTGTCGCGTGTACGCGCATATAAAGAAAAAACTCTTTACTTCCTGGAACATTTGGGTTATAATATAAGAGACAGGGGTGACTTTTTATAGAGGACGCCGTGAAAAGACTTCGTGTAAAGGAGATGATAGAATGGTTATAGATTGGAGAACCCAGATAGATGAGTGTATTAGATTCACTAAAGTTATTCCTACATTTCATGCTTCCGTAGTAGAACAGAAGTATCAACAAATGTTAATCACTAAAAAATTACTGTCTATGGGATACACTGATAACCAAATCCTTAACTGGTTCATGTTAGCAGAGGATGAATGTGTAAAAGATGAATGGGACATAAAAGAGCTCATCAAAATAGCTCATCACAGAAAATGGCCTAGGTTTCATGATTTTAAAATCTACATTACTCAACAAGAAATAGAGCACATACAGAAAATTAAAACTACAAAGGAGTGTAAGTCTTACCTTCTTACTGCAGTGGCTTATTGCAAAATGATGAAAATTAAAAAGAAGAAGGCTACATTCAATTTGAGAGAAAGAGCTTATATATATTTTCTTGCGACAGGTAAAGATAATTACAATGTAGGGACAAGAAGACAACCCTACATTCAAAACTTCATTAAAGAACTTGAGAACTCTAAGCAGTTAAAGCTTGATGTAAAATCTACTAGATACCGTTCTTATAAAGAAGGCCGTAGAGGAGGATCAATCCAAAGTATCACGAATGTAGTAATGAATGCTTCTTGGATTGAATGGGATTCAACTGAAGGATATGAATTAACTAATTTAGAGCTTCAAATGATTCCTCTTTGTGATAAATGTTTTGAGAATGATATTATCAAATGTCCTCAATGTGGAAAAGAGTTCCTTAAGACCACAAAGATTAAAAGAGTTCTTTGTGAAGAATGTTATAAAAAGCATAGAGCAGAGTCAATTGCAGCTTCTATGAAGAAATCTAGAGAGGCTAATAGGAAGTGTATCCCATGGACGGACACAGACGATAAAATACTAAGAAATATCTACCTTCGCAAAAGTAATACAATATTTGCGAAAGCATTTAAAAAAGCCTTTCCTGATAGGACTTTAAAGGAGGTTTATCACAGAGCAGAGTATTTAAAGTTGAAAAAACCGCGTAGTTAAGCCAAAAAATTAACTTTTTATCCGAATTTCGTTAACAGGATTCCTCAAGTATTTAATAATGAATATAAAAGAGAAAAAGCGAATAAAAGGGTAATTTTATTGTCGCTAAAATATCTCTGATAAAAATTTGAAATAAAAGGAGTGAAAAATAGATGACCTTAAAAGAATTTGAAGAAGCAATTGATTCCATTGACGTCGACCAAAGAGATGACGGTAAATATACTCGTGATGAGATTTATGACCTAGGTTGTAAGTTCATTGAAATGACTCCAGCTGAAAAAAGACAATTTGGTGGTTGGGATAAGTTAGTAGAAATTCTACATCCTTTAGATAAAAATGGCGAAGTCATGAAAAAGGGAGACACCCTACGTGTATGGGTTAAAAGTACCAGATACGCTAAGGACGAAATGATTCATGATGAAAGATTAATCAGTGGTAAGACAATTGATGATATTACTTTTGAAGAATTTGAAAATCAAACTGAAGCTATAAAGCAAAATCTTTATAAGCAACAAGTTAAGACTCGTGATTCTCTTAATAGCTACAGAAGAATTTTAAGAGAAGAAGCAAGATTAGAAGACTTCAAAGAAATAATGAAAGAGTGCTCTAAGAATCAAGAAGATTTAGGATTAATAGAATATACTGGTGATTCTTCTAAGTGTGAAAATGAAGCTGTCCTATTAATTTCAGATTTACATATTGGAATGCAAGTAGATAATTTTTACAATACTTACAATGTTGAAATAGCAAGAAAGAGAATGGGGGCTTTGGTTCAAAAGACTATTAAATACTGTAAAGCCCATAATGTTAAAAGATTAAATATCTTAGAACTAGGAGATGCCGTTCATGGCCTAATTCATACCTCTGCTAGATTAGAACAAGAGATAGACGTAGTTCAACAAATTATGGTAGCGTCTCAAATTCTTTCTGATACAGTAAATCAATTGAGAGCTGCAGCTCCAGAAGTTACTTATCGTTCATGTACAGATAATCATTCAAGAATGATACCTAATTTACATGAAAGTGTAGAAGCTGAACAATATAGTAAGTTAATTACCTTCTATGTTAAATCTAAACTTGAAAACACAAATGTTATATTCCCAGAAGATAATTTAGACCAAGAAATTGGGCTAGTTGAATTAATGAATGGAGATTTATTAGCATTTGCTCATGGACATCATGATCAATATAACACAGCTTTTCAGACTTATTGTGGAATGACACAAAAATTTATTAAATATATTTGTTTAGCTCATTTCCATTCTAAGAAAGTTAAATCTTTTATGGGCGCAAAAGTTATAATTAATGGATGTGTTGGCGGAGTTGACCAATATGCTTTCGGAAAAAGATTATTTGGTAAACCAGAACAAACATTAATGATTTTTGACGGAAAAGATATGGTTGATATAAGTTTAAATCTAGATATTAAGTAATTTGAATCGAAGGTCCAGTCCTAGCGGCTGGGCCATTTTTATATGAAGCAACAGGAGGGACGATTGTGGAAGAGAATATTATTGAAGTAAAGGACGAAGAGTCTGTAGAAGACAATCGTTCTGAAGAAAATAAAGAATATAATGAAATATTAGCAAAATATGAAGGGGCTCATTTAAAGGCCCTTTTTGAATATTGTTTCAAGAAAAATGTTCCTTATATATCATCTGTATATTTAAAGATTCAAAAGAATGATACTCCTATGGAAGAAAGAATGCCAGAAGCGTATTTAGAAGCTTTAAAGTTATATGAGAAATATGATAATTTAACATTTTTTGACCAACTTAATTTTGAAAACTTCGAGAAGATTTATTCAAAGAAAGAGTATGAAAAAACATTATCAGAGGATGATAGAAAAAATAGACAGGTTGTTGTCGATGTGTTTTCTTATGACCCTTTTATGAATGAGGCAGAAATTGATAAACCTCAATTATATAGAGACTTAGCTGGTATGTCCAGTGAAGCAATGAGAAAAGACGTAGCCAAGCAAAAGGCTGCTATTTCAATCGTTCGTTCTTATGGTAATATTGAAAAATATCAAAGAGAAGTTACTAGAATTACGTCAAGTGGAGATATTGGAGAAGAAGCTCAAAAGCAGCTTGATCAATATTTAACACTGATTTCTAAAATCCAAACCAATATTAATCAAACAGCCGAAAAGAATAACTTTACAGTAAAAGGTATTGGTTCTAATGGTAGAGGTATGCTTTCAGACGTATTAGCTCAAATTGATGAGAAAGGTATTGATGAAGGTATTCCTAATTATTATGATATAGCTACTTCTAAATCAATAGAAGAAATAGCTAATATCAGTATGAAAGCTCAAATGAATCAGGTTAGTTTATCTAAAACAGACTATGTTGATATTTTAAATGAACAATGTAAAATTGTACATGAGTCTCAACAAAAAGCTAGAGATGCTATGGAAGCTTTAAGACTTGCAAAATGTAAGATAAAGAAGCAGCAACTTATTGATGAATTAGAAGCTGATTATCGAAAGAAAGGAATTTCTGAAGAAGAAATTAAAGATTTTATCAGTAGAGAATTTGAACTTTATACTGGGGATGACGCTCTATGATAAGTGTTTATCAAGGGAAGAAAGATAATAATGTAACTTCTAGAGATTATGAGGCTATGAAGAGATACATAGACCTTATTCAATGGGGCAGAAAAAACCCCGTCCAATTTATTGAGCATATTCTTGGTATACAATTAATGGATTACCAAAGATGGTTAATTGCTATGACGTGGACCGCAACAGATGCTGCATGGGCTTGTAGTAGAAATATTGGTAAATCATTTTTGCTTGGATGTTATATTATGGCAAGAAATATACTATTTCCAAAATTTATGACAAGAATTATTTCAGAAAACTGGACAACAGCTAATGATACCTTCAAAAAAATGGAGGATATCGCAACTAATAATATTAAAACAATCATTAATACTAACACAGTATTTATTGATGAATTACTTAAAAGTAAAAGTGATAGCGACGGTTTTACACATGACGCTAAAAATGGTTCAAAATGTGCATTATTAAACGGCTCTGAAATAACAGCTGTAGCAGGCGCTTCAAAATCAGCTCGTGGTAAACGTTCCAACTTAAATATATATGATGAAGCTGGTTTCGTTTCTAAGGAGACTTTTGAAGTGTGTAACCCCTATACAGTACAGGATTCAGGGTTTAAATTAGGTGCTAATTTTGACGCAGATATATATCCTATGGATATGCCAAACCAAAGATTATATGTAGGTTCTGCGTCAGATACTGATTCATTCTTCTATAAGCAATATAGAGAAGGTACCAAACGTATGTTAATGGGCGATAGAAATTGGTTTGTCGCAGATTTAAGCTGTGATGTACCAATGCATCCTACTGTTAATGGTATAGCAGTTCCACCATTACTATCTCAAGCAACAGTAGATGCTGCAATGAGAGAAAATGAAATTATTGCAAATAGAGAATATTATAACATATTTGACCATTTCAATCTAGAAGATGCCGTTGTTACAAGAACAGATATATTACAAAATACAGAGAATTTCATTCCTGTAACCTCATGGGGTGGACGTAAACATAAGTATCTAATAGCTTATGACCCCGCTTCTAAAGTCGATAACTCTCCTATTTTAGTTATGGAAGTTTATTTAAATGAAATGAGACAATGGAGCGGTAGATGTGTATATATGGAAAACCTTATTGTAAGATATGGTGACGGTTCAAAACGACCAATGAGAATTGATGAACAAGTTAACAGAATCAGACAATTATTATATGAGTTTAATGGTAGAGATAAAGTTGTACCATATGAAAATGTAACTCTTTTAATTGATGCTGGTATCGGTGGTCAATCAAGTTCAATTTGTCAGGAATTAGCTAAACCTTGGAAAGATGCTTTGGGGAAAGAGCACCCGGGATTAGTTGACGAAGATAATGAATATAGCGTTTTATGGGCTGAGCCTTATAGAAAGAAATGTGTATCAGGATGCCTTAAAATGGTAGAACCTGCTAAGTTCAGAAATGCTATGTTTGAAGCTGCGAACTTATTAGTACCTCAAGGTAATGTTAAGTTTACACCAAGATGTCCTAAGTATGATATCTTAGTGCTAGACGATGGTAGTGAAAAGAGATTAAATAAGGTTGAGTTAAATGCTTTAATTCAGATGGACTTAATGAAAGAAGAAATTATTTCTATTGTTAAGATTAAAAATCCTACAACTAATAGAATTACTTATCAGCTTCCTACTGAAAAGAAGAATAAGATGCATGATGACCGTAACTATGTATTTGTAATGTGTTGTTGGGAATTAAAGAATATTAGAGATAATGAAGAGTACGGAGATGGTACAGCTTTAGATTATTCTAATATGTTTAATAAAGATAAGAAAAAAGTAGAAGCAGAAAGTGATCCTTGGTTAAAAGCCGTATCTCATGTAAAGATAGGTAATAAAACAAGAAGTCCATTCTCAGGAAAATCTCCGTTTACAAAATAACGGAAGGAGGTAAAAGGTATGATTTGCTGTAAAATTATAGCAGACTATGAAAATCCTAACGCAGATTTTGGAGGAGCTCTTAAAAAATTATCAGAGCATGCCGAAATTTTGTGGGAAGGTGGCTATTTGTATTTAGGAGAAATTAATAGTGATTTTTTATCAGAAAAGAAAATTATAAGAATCCTAAAAGCAAATAAATATACAAAATTTTTTGTGGATATTTATTCTAAAGATAATCAACCGAATGAAACAGAATTTGTAAATGGATGGTTAACTGACAAATTGATTAGAATTAACTATAATCAATATGAAAAAGAGAATCATCAAATGTTAGTAAACACTATGAAAGGTTTAGAAATTCTTAATGAAGAAGTCGATTGTCTATTAAAAAAACAACAGGAGGAGGGTGAGAATAGTGGCACAAAAAACGAAGAAAAAGGTAGCTAAACTCGGTCGTCCTAAAAAGCCTGTTAATGAAGACGTAGTTGTTGATGAAACAAGTCAAGAAAGACTTGATATGGCTAAAGAAGAAGAAAGTGAAGTTTCCATTGAAACAGTGACTAAAAAATGGCAACAAACTTTCCAAAAAGTAGCTCAGTTAAATAATGAAGGTATTGGTCTATCTACGTCTGTAGCAAAGTGGAATAAATTAAATCCATTTTTGCAAAATCAAAGAATAAAAAATATATATACTCACGCTAAAACTTATAGTAAGCAAAATATTTCAGCGTTTTTAGAGGACCCAGGCAATCATGAAAGAGAATTAAGAGGATTAGGATGGGCTAATTCTAGTGCACAACAAATATATTATACTATATTAAGAAGGTCTGCCGATATCCCAGTTTATAATTATTTTCTTATTCCAGAGTTATTTGATCAAGACTCTACTTATAGTGGTAATAAGTTTAAGGCTGAGAATCGTTTAGTGGAAGATTGGCTAGAATTATTTAATGTTCCTAATACTTTTAAGACTATAGCTATGGAAGTCAAAAGAGAGGGAAAATCAAGTTATTTATTAAGAAATAAATTTATAGGAGAAGGTACAAATAAAAAACCAGGTTTCTGTACTTTACAAAAAATGCCTACAGAATGGGTAAAAATAACAGGTAAAAGTCAGTTAGGTTTTACTATATCTTTTAATATGTTATATTTCTTAAATATCGCTAACAATCCCAGTGATTTTGGTGAGTTTATGGTAGAAGCATGGAATGATATGGTAGGTAAGGGCGTAGTAGTAATTGATGATAAATCTAATGTTAGAACATTTGACGCAAACGCTGCTAAGAATTATACTTTTTCTTATAAAGACAATCAATATACTACTTCAATTGAAGTTCTTTCAAAGGGTAAACAATCAAATTATTTATTTTGGTTAAGAATTCCTTTTGATATTTGTTACACTTTTGGTAGTGATAATTCTCATCCATGGGTAGCTCCTGATACAATGGGTTTAATGTTAAAACTTCAAGAATTAACAGACTATGGTCAATTAGCTGGATTAATTGCTAGTACACCATTAACTGCAGTCTTAACAGGAGAAATCGAGACTATCCCTAATCCAAGAGCTGGTAAAAATGAATCAGTATATGCTCCTGAAGTATTAGAAGGATATATGACACAATTTAATCAAGCTACAAGTACAAATGTAGAGGCATGGTTATGGCCAGCTAAAAACATTAAATTACAACAATTATCGGCTGATGTAAACTCTTCTGATATTTTATCTGAAGCAACTCAAAATTTTGTTGAAACAGCTGGTGAAGGTGGTTTAACTATTGTAACAGACAAACCTAACGTCGCGCAAGTTAATGTTGCTAAACAACTAGCAGCTTCACAACAAAGATATGTTACATTACAATTTGAAAATGTTATGAATTACGTTCTTCAACACAAATTAGGATTTGAATTTAAGTGGAAGATTTGTATTTGGGGTGACATTTTTAATTTAGAGAATGATAAAAAATATTTAAAAGAGATTGTAGCAGGTGGTAATATGGCATTATTACCTAAGCTAATGTCTGCCGAAGGTATTAACATGAGAGATACTAAGGCTATTGTGTCATATATTAAGACATTAGATTTCTATAAAGAATTTGTTACATATACTCAATTAAAGAATGCTGAACTTGGACTTAAAGCTCAAAAGGAGGCAGCTCAACAACAAGCTGACGCTAAGGCTGAAGGAACAGGAGCCGGAAGACCTAGAGTAGCTGATAATGATATTGATAATGAAAACACTGCCGCTGATAGAGAAAAAGGAACGGATACCAAGGAAGGCAGAGAAAAAGCATAGAATGATACACAAGGAGGATAAAACTAATGAATATTTCTGAAGCAAGTTATAAACAATTAAATAAGTTGGCCACTTTGTGTTTCGATGCCAATGCAGTGTTTGATAATTTAGCTTATAACCTAGATTATTATTTTTACACTAAAATAGCAAAAGTGGTTCATCTTAGTGTTGCCCATGTTATGCCAGAATGGGCAGATATCATAACAGATAAGATGTTAGAGCTAGGGTTAAGACCTACTAGAGGAGACATCTCTGCTTATGAGGATGATATTAAAGACGTAAAGTCTATATTTGAAAGAATTCATGATACTTTAATGAATTTAAGAAAGTACTGTTGTGAGTTAATATCAACAGCAGATTTAAATGATGATGATGAGGTGCGTATTTTTGGAGAAGAGTTTTTAACTTATATTACTCCATTCATCAAACAAACAGAAGAGTGGCTTAACGCAGTTGCGGGACTTGGAGCTAGTGATTTAAATATTCATATTAAAGAATATACTAATTTTATTAATATTAGGGAATAGATATGGATACAAGTTGGTTACCAATTATCTCTTTTGTTTTTTCAATGCTTGCGATCCCTACTCTCGCGGGTTTAATATGGAAAGATATATACGAGAGAAAGAAAGAAAATAGTGAAAAGAGAAAAAAAGAAAAAAAAGAAGAATTTCAAGAGAATGTCAGAGAAGTTATAAAGGAAGAAAATAAACCTATAAAAGATTCAATAAAGGAAATTGATAAGAAAATAGACCTTGTTAGCGATGGAACTTTATGTTCTCTTAGAAATGATATAAAAAATTGCTATTATGATTGTCTCGAAAAAGGCTATCGTAATGACTATGATTTCCAAAATATTCATGATTTATACGAAGCTTATAAAAATCTTGGTGGGAACTCTTTTATTACAGATATAATGATAAGATTTGACAAACTTCCGCCAAAAGACGAATATAAAAAGATGCAAGCTGAAAAAGAGCAAGAAGAGAAGAATAATAAATCTATAATAGTTCCAAAACCACAAATACGCGTTCAAAAGGTTCCAGTTCCTGGAAAACAAATTAAAAATCTAAAGGGAGGTGCGTCAAATGGAGAATAATAGAATGTGTTTTGAAGCTGATGCTAGTTCGATAGATATTAAACAATTATTGCAAAAAGACTTTTTAGAATTATCCATGAGAGTAATTAGTGACGCTAATCCTAATGTTAATAAATCATGGTTTACTCCAGAGTCTATGGAGGATGCTTTACCTAATTTCGTAAATAAGCCTATTTTAGGATATTTCGAAAATGGTGATTTTGTTAGCCATGATGGAGAATGGAATTACGACACTGAAACTCAAATGAATTATTGGGATACTCTAGGTAAAAAGGGTGAAAGAATCCTTGGTGTTATCAGAGAATCTGACGGAGTTGAAATTGTCGAAGGAGACGATGGTCTAAAATGGATTGAACTTAAATGTATTTTATGGGTTCAATATGGATATAAACAGGTAAAGAGATTATTAAAGGACGCTAAAAAAGCTAAGAAAGAAGGTGGCCCTGCTAAAAACGTATCTGTTGAAGTTGACATTTTAGAATCTGAAAAAATGCCTAATGGTGTTTTGAAGATAAAGAAATTTAATTTAATTGGTATTACAATTTTAGGATCTAGAAACGGTGTCAAGGTAGAACCTGGAATTGAAAATGCTGGACTTTCAGTTATTGATATAATGGGTAAGGATGCTTTTGAAGCTCAGGAGAAAGCTATTAGACTTGCCTATGAAAAAATTGATAGTCCAAATAATATAAAGGAGGATTTTTCAAAGATGGAGAATGAAAATAAGACAATTGAAGAAGCTGCAGTAAGCTCTCAAGAATCTGAAAAGCAACCTGAACAATTTTCTAATGATGAAACTAATCCAGCCGTAAATCCAGAAGGCACTGTTGAAGGAGCTTCTACTGAAAACACTGCTTCATTCGAAGAGGGTAAAGAGGGAGAAGGTGAAGGTGCTACTGCATGCTCTGAAGAAGACAAAACTCAATGCGCTAAAGAAGGCGAAGGCGAGGAAGGTAAAGATGCAGATGATGATGATAAGAACAAAGACGGTAAGGATGGTAAAGAAGAAAATTGCAAGTATGAAGGTGAAGCTGAAAAAGAAGTTTGCCCTGGAAAGACTGGTATGGTAGTTTATGATTTATCATATTTATTAAACAGAATGAATGATTTCGCAACTGATGTAACTTATACAGCTAAATATTATAGCAATTGTTGCTCAGATGAAACAGCTGTTATTTCTTTCTTAGAGAGAATTAAGAGACAATCTGCTGAAGATATCGCTGCTGTTGGTGGATTACTTTCTGATAAAGCTACTGAACTTAAGGATGCTATTTTAAATTTTGAACAAGAAATTAAGGATGATACTATTAGTTCTTTATACAAGAAGTATGAAGCTGAAAAGGCTAAGAACGAAGAGTACTCTGCTAAGATTGAAGAAAATAAGAAGAATGAATTCTTAAATGAAGCTAAAGAAGTTATCAAGTTTGCTGAGTTAAATGAGGAAGATTCTAAGGCTATGTTTGCATCTTGTGAATCTGGAGAGACAGCTGATATTGATGCTTTAAAGAATAAGATTGCTTTAAAATTATTTGAAGATAGAATTAACTTCAATAAGAATAAGACAGTAGTTTCTGAAGAGGAAGTAAAGACTGAAGAACAACCTGTAACTTTTAGTGCTCCTGTTAACAATCCAGAAGTTAATGTTGAAACTGAATCTAAGAAGAAGAAAGTTTCTAAATGGGAGTCTTTAAAAGAATATAATAAAAATTAATTAGTATTAAGGGTGTTTTATTTTGTTATAAAACTTGCGTAGCCGAAACGCGAGACGAATAATTAAAATAAAACTATGTTAATAAAAAATTATACAAAAAGGAGATAAAGATTATGGCTTATATTATGTATTCTGGTAAGATGGTCAGTGACCAAATCGACGCATATTTAACTAACGGCGTTGCTACATCTGACCTTAAAGATGGCTTCTTAGTTGCTTTAGGCGACTTAGCAGCTGATACTACTTATGACGCTAATGGAGTAGAGTATGATGTTTATGAAGCAGCTGTTCCTGCTGCTGCTACTGATGAAGTAGGTATTATTGATTACGCTGGTATTTCTGAAGGAAATATTAATGGCAATGAATATAAGATTGGTAAAAAGTTATATAATTTAACTGTACCTGCTGGAACTAACTTTAGAGTTCGTAGATTAAATTTACATGACAAGTTCTGGTTAGGTGGAGACAATTTTGGTAAAACTGCTCCAACTGTTGGTGAGTTTGCTACTGCAACTGCTGGTGCTGGTACTTTAACTGCTGCTGCTGCAAAACCAGCTTCAGGTTTCGCTGTAAAAGTATTAGTTGAAAAGGACTTAACAGCTGGTATGCATTCTGAAGGCAAGATGTATCTAGTTGAAGTAGTTCAATTATAATAAGGAGGGTGTAAGAGATGAGAAGATATTTTGAATATACAAGATCAGACAACGAAGATTTCAATACTTTAGTAGATTGCACTCTTGACTTAGCTAGACAAAAGTATGAAGGCAATGTTGTTGCAGATTACAAAGAAAAGAATTCTGAACTTATCCAAGCTATGGGTAAGAAAATGGTAGAAGGCACTCGTTATGAGGCTGACTTCGAAAATAAGGGCTTAGAATTATTCAAGAGTCCACAAGTTAGAAATAACACAGCTATCAGAGATAACTTCAATGCTGTTATTGCTCAAGTAGTTACAGCTATCGTTCCAGAAGTTGTTAATGACACTTTTGAAAACTATATTGCAGAAGTTCATCAAGTTGGTTATGGTGATACTGCTAGATTCATCATCGAATCAAATGACCTATTCAAGGTAAATGAAAAGGCTGAAGGCGTTCGTAAGGGTGTTGATCAACCTATGTACGATGATGAAATCACTGTACATGCTAGACCAATTGAGATTTCTACTCACATTGACTGGTATCCATTCGCTGCAGGCGTATTTGATATGGGTAATTTCGCAGTAAAGATTGGTCGTTCTTTTGCTGCTTATATTTTCTTAAAGGCTGTTAAGGGTATGACTAAAGCTGCTACTGCTTTCGGTGCTGCTTATACAACTAACGGTATTACTCCAACATTATTTGGTACTTTAAGAGAAAGAGTTTCTGCTGCTAACGGTGGTATGAACGTTGTTGCAATTGGTACTGCAATTGCATTATCTAATGTTTCTTTAACTGGTAACTTCCAAGTTGAAATCGGTGAAGAGATGAATAAGGTTGGTTACTTAGACCAATATCTAGGTACTCCACTTATTGCTTTAAAGAATGTATTAGTTCCTGGTACAACTAATACTACTGCTGATTTAGTATTAGATAATAAGACTATTTATTTCGTTCCAGTAGCTGGTGACAAGCCTGTTAAGATTTTATTCGAAGGTAATGAAGCAACTGTTTCTTACAATCCTGATGAATCTTCAGACAAGAGATATGGTATCACAGTTGAGCTACGTGTAGGTGTTTCTGCAATTTGTGGTGCTAAGTATGGTACTATCATTTTACCATAATAGTACAAAACATATTTAATAAATATAATGAAGGGCTTCTAATAAGGGGCCCTTCTAATAAAATGAAATAAAAGGAGATAGAGATATGAGTAAAATTAATAGTAAATCTACAAAGGCTGATTTAGAAGCTTATATTGCCGAATTAGAGGCACAATTACAACAAGCTAAGGCTGATAAGCCTGCTAGTACAGGAAATCAATATGTAAATCTTAGACCTCAAACAAGAGACCATGTCACATTGGTATATTGTTCAGACAGTTTAGGATATGCTAAAATTAGTAATATGGAATTCAACTTTACACGTTTCGGTGAGCAATTTATGGTTCCTCGTTATCAATTTGACGAACTTGTTGGTAAGTATCGTTCATGGTTTGATAAGGGGATTTTTGCAGTAAGTTCAGAAGATGTAGATGTTGCCGTTTCGAAGGGTATTCCTACTGTTGATGACTTTGCAGTTGATTACAAGAAGTTATCTTCAATTGGTAATATGTCTACGTCTGATATTGAAAAGATGTGGAACGAGTGCGAGAAAATTGAGCACAAGAGAAGTATTGTGACTTTCGTAAAGAGAAAGTTTATTGAGGGAGACGCTAAGTATCGTAATAGAGAAAAGATTGACCTATTTAACAGATTAACTGATGGTGGATTCTCAAGAGAACAGGATGAATTAAGCGGTAGATATACGATTAAACAAACAGATATGTAGTATTTAATCATATGAAAGGGGGATTTGCATATGATATATTTTAGCGAAATATTTGATAGAGCTTTTAATCTTTTTGCAGACCCTGACATTGAAAGAAAATATTTTAATGATCGAGCTGGTTTTCAAAAGGATATGCTCGATTTTCTAATTATAGGGAAAAATAAATTTGTATCACCAGTTGCTATAACTAATCGTCTTATTGAAACAGACGAACCAGAAGGAAAGTATGAGGAAGATTTTGGTGACGGAAATGATACGTATGTTCTAGAATCAGAAATACCAAACCACGGCGAAGGCGTTGGTTTTACATATTTCATCAATGGCGAAAAAGTTCCTGGAACTTATTTGTCTGACACTAATTCTGTGCAGTTCAGTAGACCTGTAAAGAATGATGAAAAATGGGGTGTTTGTTGGTTCTATGCTGGTGCTTTTACAGCTGACTTTTCTAATTGCTTCAGGTCAGATTATTCCATGGATGCTATTATGGAGAAAGTAATCAATATTTTAGCATATGGATTATTATCTGCATGGGGCGATAAGGAAGTAGGTCGTGTTTTGGAAGTAAGAAATATACTTACAGACCATGACTTCCAGATGTATTCCCCAGCGAATTCGGCAAGAGCAAAAGTAGAATGGCGTAATCAAATGAATAGAGATATGGATACTTTGATTTCAGAATTAAACTGGATGATATTATCTACCCCTAGAGGAGGTTCACGTTTTGGAAAGTAATGAAAAAACAAATGTTCCTCTAGATTCAGGTGATGGTGTCGTTATTCGTTTCTCTCCAGAAGAGGAAAAAGAATGTTATATTAATTTGCGTAGTCAAGTTATTAAGTTATTATACATGATAGAAGCAGAAGAAAGAGGCGAAGGAGACATAGATTTATGGTTCTATGGATTTATGTATGAGTTAGCTTCTTCTAATACTTTATGTAACAACAAGCTTACTAAGGTAGTTGTTAAGATTCATGGATTATATGATAATAAGCATTATAAAGAAATGACACACGCACAAATTAAGCGTCAAATTATGGAATCAAGAGGCATATTAACTCATTTAATTGGTGATGAAAATTAATCATAGGAGGAGGATATTCTATGGCGCGTAAGATTGTTGACGTGACTAATTCTGCGAGTCTTTATGATATCCTATCACAGACTCCAAAGAACTTTAATAAGAATAATTATTTTTTAAAAGAATTACAGGATAAAGTTAACGCTGAATGGGAATATAGGCCAAACAGAGTTGACATTGAATATGAGATTGACAAGTTCGAGTTACAAAATGAATGGAATCCTATAGAAGTTGTTATACAAACTAATAAGACGCAGAAAGGGGAAGCAATCGCTGACGATAATAAAAATATTGTATTTAGAAATATTTTAGAAGACCGATTCAGAATAGGAAGTAAATTTAGGTTTGCACCGAATTTTAATCTAAGTGCTCCCGAGAAAGCAAAAGACGTTTGGCTTGGTGTCAATATAGATAAAACTACTATGACAGCTAATCTAATTATTCAAAGATGTAATGGTATACTAGGTAGCACTTATGTTGATGAACAAGGTGTTTCTCATTATCATTATGAACCAGTAATTCAAGCTAGGGATATCACGTCTACTAGTTTTTCATATAGTGAAGTAGCTGTATCGCCACAAGCGCATTTAGTGATAACTGCGCAATATAACAAATTCACAAGTAAATACTTTATAAATCAAAGATTCATCATTGGAGCTCGCGATGAGGATGAAAATAATCCTGGTCACTTCAAAGGAGGTCAAGTTTATAGAATTACCGCAATTGATAAAGATTATAATTTATCAACTTGGAATTCTGAAAATGTAGGATTGTGTAAATTTTATGTTGAATTAACTGAAGCTTCTCCTTATGATAATTGGGATGATAGAATTGCTTATCAAAATGATCAGACTATCCATTTAGATACTGAAACAACAGTTAAAGGATATTCTATTATTTTTAAGACTCCAAAAGAAATTCCTACCGATTTATTTAGTGATGAATTAAAATTTACTCCTGTTTTAGTTGCTGACGATGGTGAAGAGTATTTAGATGTTTCTGGACATATTAAAACAAGTTATTCTCTAGAAAATTGGCCTGCTAGGTTACCTATCGAAGACCAATCAAAATATATAGATTTTAATGAACACAGGGAAGATAATGAATATTATTTTACTTTGAGCAGAAAGAAAATATATATGAATGGAGATTTATGTATTAAATGTACCCTAAGCGAAGAAGATTCACCTACAGGTGCTGAAATAACAACGTCTTTTAAAATGGTAGTTAGAAGACAAGAGGAATAGGAGGTAATAGGTATGGCAAACGAATTTGAACAAGAATGGGGGTATAGTACTTATAATAGCTTAAATCGTTTTATAAATTTAGACGGTTTAGAAGCAAAAATAGTAAATAAGCTTGTTAATTCTACGAACAAGTATGCGGACATATTTTGGAAAATTTTAAAATACGATGATTTAAATGCTTTAAGTCAACCTTCATTAGATAAAAAAGATAGGTTAAAATTAATTAATAACGATAACGGGGAATCTAATGGAAAAAGAGTATTTTTAACTCCCCGTGATGATGACGGGCAGGTAGACCAATGTAGCTCTGTTTATATTTATGTTGAAACTATTCAACCAATGAACAACTCAGAAGCTCTAGTTGGCGTAACTGTTGACACTTCCGTCTATACTAAAATTGGTGTTATCGCCGGAGATGGTGATATAGATTCGAGCGAAAATCCAGAGTGGGTTAACCCAAACGAGTCTGACGAGCAGGGCTCTGTTGTTGTACCTATCAAAAGTCGAGCGACCGTTTTATTGAAATCTATCTTAGCGTTATTAAACGGTTTATATCTTGATGGAATAGGTTACTTAACTTTTACTTCTTTCGAGAGAAGTCGAACGGATGCAAAAGTTGGTTTTGTTGACATGCCTCACAATCATCGTGAGAATAGTCATGGTCATCGAATTAGTTTTGGCGTTGTTATGTCCGGAACTTCTGATACTGCGGATGAAGGCTACTAAGAGGTGGTGTTTTTATGGCAGAGGAAGAAAAGGATATACAAGTTAAACCATTAGCTGATGACCGCTATGGTCAGCTAGATAAAGATATAGTTGATTTATTAAAAAATTATGAATATTCATATTTTAGAGAAGATACTCCAATTCCCTTCTGTGGATTGTATATTCATCCTGTTACAGTAAGGAATTATGAGGAAATGGCGTCTTGTTGTTCTTGTCTTACATTAAATAAGAATGAGGACCCTAAAGGAATCACCATGTCCCATTTAGATTATCTTATTAGCAAAACTAAAATTGAAGAAAATGATGAAGGAAGAATTTGGTCTTATAAATTACAAAGACTTTTTGAATTGATTTTTAAAATAGAGAATGGTATTAAATGTGAAGAATGTGGATATATTACCAAATATTCTGATAAAGAGTACGCAGATTTTACAAAAACTGTTTCTGATATATTTAAAAAATTTCAAGAAGACCCTTCAAAATTTGAAGGACAATCATTTGATGAATCATTATTAAAATTTCATTGTCCAAAATGTGGGTGTGAAAAAACTCATAATATGATAAAGGTAACGAAAGATAATAATAAAACAGCATTAATGGTAGATGGGCACCTGATTACCAAAAATGATTTTAATAAATTAAGACAAATTGTTCTGTTCCAAAATTATTCAGATTATGCGGATGAAAGCGGAATTGATCCTGAACTTAAAAAGGACCATGACGAGAAAATTCGTATACAACAAGCTAAAAATGATGTACATGCGACTATCGAAAAGAAAGTTACGTGTTTAACTGTAACTACAAATTATAAATATGAAGAAATTTATAATATGAGCATAAGGCGTTTTGCTATGGCTTTAGCTACAGTTGATGATTTAATTAATTATAAAATTATGAAACAGGCTGTGTCTTCTGGTTTTGTAAGCCTTCCAAAAGGTAAAAGTATTGAACATTGGATTTATAAGCCAATTAAAGATATTTATGGAGATTCTTATAAAACTGTTGATGAAGTCACAGAGCTTTCTGGAATATAATTTTGTAAGATAAATAAAAATTTTAAAAAAGGAGATAGAAAATTATGGCAAAAAGATTTTTAGGTTCTGTAGGTAAAGCAGAAGCTTTTAAGATCGTGAACGGTGAGTTACAATTAGCTTTCGTTTCTAAGACTTTAACTGATTCTGGTTTAAATATTCAAACTACAAAAGAAGATATTCGTGGTGGCCAAGGCGCACCTATCCAATTCAGTTTCTATCATGACCCATCTGTTGAAATTACTTTAACAGATATCTTATGGAAGCCTGAATATTTAGAGGCTCAATTAGGAGCTAATTTCAAAGACCCTAATTATACTTCAAATCATGAAGCATATATTAGTAAGACTTATGCATTTGAAAATGGCGTATATACTTTAGCAGAAACTGACCCAACTCCAAAGGCTTTAAAAGATTTACAATGTGCTAATGACGCTGTTTTAGTTTGGGGTGCAAAGCAAGGTACTGATGAATGGAGAATGATTAAGTATACTGCTAGCAATGGTACTTTAAAAGTATTACAAGCTGATGGTGTAACTGAGGATACAACTGCTAAAGGCCCTTATTGTGTTCGTTATTTAGCTAGCGATTCAAGAGCTTTAGTAGCTGAAATTTCTACACAAATCATTCCTCAAGAATTATTCTTAATTATTACAGCTCCTATCTTTGCTGGCGACGCTTGTGGTGGCGCTTCTAAGGGTAAAGCTGCTGGTTCTATTACATTTGAAGTTCCTAGATTCCAATTAAATGGTGCTCAAGAATTCCAAATGAATATGTCTTCTAATCAAACTATGTCTTTAAGTGGTATCGCTTTAGCATCTGAAAGTGCTGAATGTGACGCAGTTGGTGGTAAGTTATTACGTATCATCGAAGTAATTGAAGACCGTGATTGGAAGAGTGAAGTTGCAAACATTATGTCTGATGAAGAGTATGAAGTAGTTGGTAAGACTCCTCATATCTATGCTGTTATGAACGATGGTACTGTTACTCCTGTTGCTTTGGAAGATTTAACATTTGCTCCTGCTCTAGTTGAAGAAAAGTTTACTTCTGCTGCTCAATATACTATCACATTAACAGGTACTAATAAGACAACTAATGCTAATGTTCAACAAGCTGGCGAGTAATTAGGAGATAATTTATTATGGAGTGTAAGTTTTTAGACGGCAATGGAAGCACTTGGTATAAATGTAAATTTACTAAGCAAAAGTGTGGCTATCAAAGATATTGTTCTGAAAAGAAACAATATATTCTTGATTGCAATAAATGTCCCATCTGCAAGTGTAAAAAAAGTACACAAACAAAATCTTAAAAATAATATCCAGGTCTATGGGCCTGGGTATTTTTGTTAAGAATATAAGGAGTTTTGTATTTTTAATAAAAATACTCAGGTTAAAAATAAAGGAGGTAATGTTATGTTAGTTTTAAATATTTGGCCTACCACTGTAGAAGGATGGGTGGGTTTGATTATATTAATTATTGGGTTAATTAGCGCTCTTGCAGGGTTAATTCCTACTCTTATTAAATTAAAATCAGTATTAGGAGAACTTGCTTCTAATAAAGATTATAGCAAATTGATTAAAATAGCAAAAAAAGCGATGGTCGTTGCTCAAGCTAGCGGTAAATCAGGCGCAGAAAAACAAGAAATGGTAGTCAATGCAATTAAAGTTGGAGCTGCTGAATTAGGGATAGAAGTAAATGATGAAGATATTGATAAATTAATTAACAGCATAAAAGACTTAAAGAATTTCTTTAACGAAATGAAGGCAGCTGACCAAGCTGCTAAATTATAGGAGGTTTTAAAGTGACTTTACAAGAATTAATAGCAAAAAATGAAGCTACTAGAAAACGTAGAGAGGCTGAAGCTGCTGCACGTAAAGCTAAGGAAGAAGCTAAAGAAAAAGAAGAGAAAAAGGCTGATGCACCTAAGAGAGGTCGAAAACCTAAGGGGCGTGCTTATTTAGTTAATGAAGAATTACCTTTTGAAAAAGAGGTAGAAGATGAAAAGGTAGAAAAAGTAGAGACTGAAAATATTGACTTTTAGTGTCTTGCCTTCGCGTATGGCGAAGGTTTTTTTACCATAAAATTTTGGAGGTATAATGATGGCGAATAGTAATCAAGCTGTAAATGAATTAGTCGATATTATAAGAGATATAGTTCGACAAGAAATAGCGGGATTAGATACTACTGTTTTATGCCAGGTAAAAAGTAAGAAGGGGGAAGACCATTATGACGTTACTATAGTTCCTGATGATAAAACTATAGTTAAGAATGTAGTTAATATGACTAAGTTTGATTTAGAAGTTGGAGATTATGTTTATGTTTTCAAAATAAATAACCAATTAAGTAACAGCTTCATTTGTTATAAAGTAACCCCTTATAATGGAGGATAATTTATGATAATAAAAGGAAGTAAAGGTATTAAGGAGTATAAATATATACTAGCTTTTGATTTAGCAAGTCATAATACTGGAATTTGTCTGTGGGATATTGCAAAAAATAAACCCGTTGATACTTTTTTAATGGTTACAAAAAAGAGCGATAATTTCGGATATGATTTATATAACAATTTAGATATTTTTTTTAGTGACTTAAGAGATAAGAATATAGATTTAAAAGATATATTTGTATGCAAAGAAGCTATGCCTTCTCAATTAAGAGGCGGCAATTCTACTGTGCAGACTTTTATATCGTTATCAAAAAGTCATGCAATTTTAGATTTATTCTTGCAACAAAATAATATAGATGTGTATGACTATGTAGGTATTTATCCTGCCACTACTCATGCATGTATTAGAAAGCTTTTAAATATAGATAGTAAAACAAGTGTTGACAAAACAACAATTAGAGAGTATATTAAAAATGAGTTTGGTTTAGAAACTAAAACTTTTGATGAATCTGATGCTGCCTTTTTAGCAGTAACATTAATCACTAATAAGTGGAATAAAGATTTACAAGAAGAAATAAAAGAAGTTAAGAAGCATAAGAAAACTTTAAAAGCTAGTAAGGCTATTGCTGATTGTGATGCCAAATTAGAATTTTTAAATAGTTTAATTATTTAATTGACTTTGAGGTTAAAATGTTTTATAGTATTAAATGAAGGAGGGATAATCGTGGGAAGGTCGACAGTTTATAACAATAACTTAACAGACGATTGGGATAACGTTCGAAAAGAAAATCGAAAATTAGTCCAAGATTTTATTAAATACTGTAAGTCCAACGATAAAAGCCCGCAAACTATGTTTCAGTATGAAGAGTGGCTGAAGGTGTTTTTTTGTTGGAATTACAAAGAAAATGATGACAAATTTTTCATTGATTTAAAAAAGAGAGATTTCGTATATTATTTTGGATGGTGCAGAGATTTAGGGATGAGTGCCAATAGAATTGCCTCATTAAAATCTGTACTTAGTAGTTTATCATCTGAAATAGAATTATTATATGAGGATGAATATCCTAGCTTCCATAATCAATTAAGAGGTTTAGAAGCTATTAAAATTTCAACAGTAAGACCTAAAACTGTTATAAGTGATGAAGAAATGGTAAAGATCCTGGAAGGGTTAGTTGAAGCTAAAGAATATCAAACAGCATGTTATTTAGCTTTAGCTTGTGCTTCTGGTAGTAGAAAAGCAGAGTTATTACAAATGAAGCCAGAATTTTTCACAGAAGAAGCAGAAGTGTTTGATGGGTATATGTATTGTACTCCTGAAATACGAACCAAAGGCAGTGGTAAAAGAGGCAAAATGATAAAGAAGTATGTTATAAAGGAAATTTTCAAACCTTTCTTTGACCTTTGGATGACAGAAAGAGAAAAACTTGGTATTAAAAATAAAACATTATTTGTTACTAAAAAGGATGGCGAATATATTAGCGCAACAGTTTCTACTGCTAATAGTTTTGCTTCTAAGATTTCAAAAATGTTTAATATCGAATACTATTCACATTCAAGTAGACATTTTTTCTGTACCTATTTAAAAAGAAAAAAATTACCAGATGATGTAATTACTAAAATTTTCGGATGGAGTAGTGCTGAAATGGTAAAGATTTATTCCGATATCTCTGAAGAAGAGATTCTAGGAGAATTTTTTATAAACTTTAATAAAGAAAGAAAGGAGGAATAAAAGGATGGAAGAATTAAATTTTAGCGATTATTTAATATTGTGTTCAGACTTTGAAAAGAATCCAGAAGATACTAGCAAGTTAGAAGAAATAGAAGAATTTATTTCAAAAACAGAAATAAGAGAATATCTACCATTAAAAGAAAAGGAAATGGTAGCAATGGACATTATAACTGCTCTTAATTCAGATTTTGACGCTCCAGCTACTGCTGCTTTCTTAGAAAATGGCAGAGTAACTAAAGGATTATTAGCTTATTGTGTAAATTTAAAAAATGATTTACCTATTATAAGCCTTAATTATTTTGCTCCTGACGCAATTTATGAATATGGGCTATATAACGCTGTAGTCACTCGATGTGAAGCTGATTATAAGAGATTATTAAAAATGATAGATGATGTTGTTAATGCAACTAACATTTACAGAATTACTCAAACGGCAGCTTTATTTAATGAAGAATCTTACCAAGACTGGATTAAGAGTATGAATGAGCTTAAGGACACTATTGATTCTGAAGCAATTCAAGGTTTATTAAGCTTAATTGGTACTAATTCTGAGGAAGGTAAGGATTTATTAGATAAGATTCGAGAAATGGCTGTAGAACAGACAAATAAAGAAATTGCGAATGAAGCTACCAAATTTGAAAAGGCAGCTGAATTTCAAGAGGATAGTAAAACAGAAGAGTCTATTGACGTAGAAGAGGAAGAGACAAAACATGTCAGCTAAAAAATATTTTATTGTTTCTGAT